GCTTATACCAGATGGAAATAAACCATTACCTAATTGGGTCTGGTTGGTGGTATCTATAACAATTCTATTAGTTGTTGCGTCATTATCAGCACAAGGTAACCCAACTGAATTAATACCATTATGGACTATATAAAACTCAGTTTCATAAATTACACTATTACTATTATATTCTCTATCTGGGACTGCTTCGCTTACAGGGTTAAACTCCATAGCATCACTACTACCTCCCACTTGATTAATTATAGCATACTCCATAGTTAAACTATCTCCTCTGTTGATTTCTATACTCTCAAAATTATTAGTCCATGTTGATTTATCTAATTTAGAAAAATTAGGTAACCCTCCGTCTTGGGCTTTAATACTCTCAGCGTTATTACATTCTAAAATTATGGTTTCAGTAGCATTCATATTATCTTATTATAATATAACAAGATATTATTTTAATTAATTATTAAAAAGGGGGCGAGGCACTAATAACGCATTTTCTATATAACAAATTACGAAATCGTCGCATCGCCCCCTTTTTAGTTTCACCATAAATACTTATGGCTAAAATATTTAGCACTCCATTTTTTAGCATCTTTGCCGTGTCTTTGATAATATTTTTTTCTTCTTGATTTATCCATATGGTCTTTTGATGAATATAACCCTAATTTAACCTTATCTTTATATTGTTCGTATCTATTATCTCCAAACTGCGTAGTCTTTACCTTCTTACCTGCTACATAAATCTCTACTTTATATTTTTTATTACCTGTACCTTTAAAAAACTTGTATCTAACCATATAATATATATTGATATATTTATTATATTTTTAATTAAAATAATTTAGTTCTCGCTCACAAAGATAGCCCCATTTTTAATTATCATGGCTCGCTCAACATTAGCCCAAATATTAAGTGTTCTACTACCAGCACTAAAATCATTACCTAATACAGCATCAGTCGCCTTAATAAATGAGTGTTCTATCGCAAGTCTAATAGGAGCGTTACCAATACGGACACCAGCCCCCCTTACATTAGCATAAGTCTTAGCAAGATTTACACCTAAATAATGTTGATTACCCAAGAAACTACCACCAGTTTCAGTACCAGAATAAATACCAGCATTAAGGGTATAATTAAGTACTGAGTTAGTTTTAGGGATATTACCAGCACCTTCATTACATCGCCATAAAGCACCAACAGAGGGGACTGGGTTAGGAGCAGTAGTAATACCACCAGTCATTTGGCTAATAGCATATTCATCTAATACAGCACCACCATAATTATAACAGTTATGTGGGACTTGTAGGGGAGTTCCAGCAAAAACCTGTTGTAACTGGTCGTATGCTTTATTTTCCATATCAATCGGTTGAGGATATAATGGTACATTATTAATAGTTAGTTGTAGGGTGTTATCATTTCTGCGTATAGTTCTACTTGCTTGTGAGGAGTATTTACCTAAAAAATTAACACCATTAGCATCAGCGGTCATATTAACCATAGACATCAAAAGACTACGGACAACAAGATTATCAAAACCTAAATCTATATTAAATTGTGCTTTATTTACTGCTAATGTTCCTGCTCCTACTGCTGGGATTGACGCTGGGGAGTGTTGTAATGCTTGTGATACATTTACTAAATCTCCATATACTACTGGGATACCTTGCCCTTTACTTCGTGCCTCCATAGCGTTCATGGTTCTCTCGCCGTAATAAAGTAAATCCATAACCATTAATACATTATCGGTATCTATTGCTAAGTTTAATTCAGCACCTTCTCCATTATCCATAAATACTCGTCTGCTACTATTTGGTGAAAAGGTAATTTCTAATGATAATTGATTATCAAGTAAAAATAATGGTATCTGTATGTTACCTAAAAACTCTGGGAATAAATCCTCTAATGAAAAAATTGCGTGGAATGTGGTGGCGGTTGTGGATTGTATAGCATATCTGGGATTAAGGTTAGTCCCACCATAATCAGTCCCTTCTACATTAACAAACTCGTGGTAAATATCATCACCTCTAAAATATTTGGAGTTCATTAATGCTACTTTACCATTATCTACAAATCCCTCAGCGTTTTGGGTGCTGTCTATTGTATAACGCTGGACGGCATCTGGTCTAAAAGCAAAACTACTACCAATCTTAACACCTTCTACTTTATTGCGGTGGTTCTGGGGTTTAAACATACGCCTCATAGCGTTGTATGCTCCTACTTCGTCGGTCTGTGCTATATCATTACCTTGATATTTTAAGGTTGCTGTTCGTAAAAGCCCATAAGCACCAGCAGATAAAAAAAACTGATTTTCACTTAATAAATTGGTATTAGCACAGGTTACAGGCACTACAATTCTGGTATGTTTATCTAAAATACCTGTATTATTAAACAAAAATGTTGCGTGTGTATTACTAATAAGTTGTGGTTCTAAAATAGTTGTTTCTATTCTAATATCCTGAGGTTCTGTCGTTGCTTTAACTGAAAGTATATCCGCCATTTTTTATATATATTATTATATTATATTATTTTAATATTATTTTTAATTTTAAAATAAAATAAATTGTATTTTTCTATAACTTTCTAATTAACCATAACCCCTGATGGAGATGCTACGAGTTGATGAGTGCCTAAAACGAAACTATAAACCATTTCATTTTGGGAGGTTGATAATTTACTTCTTACTCGTTGAGCGTATGAGGCATTATCGTAATTCATACCTCTATTACTGTTAGTTCTATCAACACGCACACCAAATCCAAAAATACCTTGTGCTTCTGCGTCCATGCGTCCCTGTAAAACTTGTGCTGCCGTACCTGTATTTTGTCGCTGGTCGCCAAATAAAACAAAGGAGGTCTGCTTATCATCGTCGGCAAGTCCGGTATTTTCACTCGCAGGGCATATAAGTGAGTGGTTTAATCTATCAAAAGGTACAACTGCGTCCAACCAACTGCGTAATCGTAATGTATCCATAGGCATATAATTAATATACTGGGCTGTGTATGATAATTGCTCTACAATATCACGCTCTTCTATCTGGTATTCTAATGGAAACTTAGCACCTTGTCGGTTAAAAGTTAAATCAGTAATAAACTCTTTATGGGCTGTTGTATTAGCAGTAACTTTAAGAATAGGAGGAGTAGCATAACTATCAGTAGAATAATTATTTAAGTTGCTACTATTGATAATGTTATTCCATAAGGTTAAAGCATTACTCTCAGCAAGGTTAAAGTTAGTGGTTTCGTCGTTAGTTTGGATTAAACTATTGATTGATTGATAAGCAGAGTAGGTAAGTGGGACTTTTTGTGGGGATAATGGTTTAGATGCTACTTTATAACGCCCAGTTAAGCATAAATCATAAAGCATATAATACGCTCCTCCATCAGCACCAGCACTACCACCGAATAATACATTTTGGTCGCTGTTAAGTCGTAATTCCATAACTAATCCTCCAATATTTCCTAATGGTAAGTCCGCTCCTGTCTGTAAAAGTCCAGTTCTTAAAGGCATAGATACCTCAATATCCCCATTACAGGTTAATTGCTGGGACATATTTTTAGCCGTTGCTCCATTAGTATAACTCATATATGAGGTGTAATCGTCCATACCTCTTGTTAATGGTAAAATCGTTGCTTCTTTTCGTGGATAATTTCTAACTTGTTCCATAACAGCACCGTTAAGATTTGTTAAAGTCATGGTTTCTACTACTGATGCTGTACCAACTCGGCAATTATTTAAAATCTCTACTGCTCCTGCTACTGAGGGAGTAGTCGCACCAAAATCACTAAGAGTAGATGCGTTCTGTGGTCGTCCTTGTCCTGCTCCTGCTGGTGCTGTATTAAAAGCAGTAGAGCCACTAACTATACGCATTCTATAATTTAATCGTAATGTGGATAAATCTAACAATAATGATGGGTTAGCCTCAAACTTAAAAGTTACTGCTCCGCCACCTTGTCTAAATGAATATACATCTTTCTTGTTTGTGGGTGTTATCTCAAAATACTGAATACCTGTAATTTCCGCCATTTTTTATATATATTATTATATTATATTATTTTAATATTATTTTTAATTTTAAAATAAGATAAGTTTATTTCTAAATAATTTATTGTTCTACACTAACACCATTAGCGTTTGTGGTAATTTTCTTTAAGCAACATACATAATTATTCCATAAAAGATTTTTAGTTTGTGTTGTGTATTCTACATTAAGTCTAACTTCACCTGCTAAATCCTGTGCGTTAAATGTATGTCCGTATCTACTTAATGCTCGTCCAATAGTAAAACAGAAATTAGAGCGGTCAAGATTATTTACTCTAACTCCGCAGTTATTAAGGGCATCTTCTAACTCTTTACTATGGACTGGTTCATTTCTACCAAATGTTAGTGTTGCTCGGTCTTCTTCTACAATTCTTCCTAATTCTACACTTCTATTAGGCACACGCATATTAGAAATAATAAAATGGTATTGTGATGGTTCTTCTACCGCAGGTCTTAAACTATCAGCGTAAATAGGTCTGGTCGCAAGGTCTTCTGGGACGCATAATAACGAGTAGCAACGACGCTCATTCATGGGGATAAATAAGGAGGATTTAGTAACCCCTGCGTTTTGATTTACTTGGTAATTATTAAAACTCTTAATATCCATAGATACACCAGCACCAGTATTAGATTTGTTAAGTAAAGCACTAACATACTCAGGAGGAGTTTGTAAAACACCTACAACCATCTGGACTTGGGATATGGTAAAGTCATAAGACTGGGCTGGGACATTAATACATACAGCACCATCAAGCACAATACCACCAGCAGTATCGGCATTCACCGCACCACCACCACCAGTAGCAAAACTAATATTATCCTCAAAATTAGCAGTAGCAGTATCAATAGCAGTAATACGCCCAGTAGGAGCATTAAAACTACCATTAGCGGTTGTTCCTACAACTAATCTTTGATTTACGAAATATGGGAGATATTCATTAACAAATTGGAAACCGCCCTCATTAACATCTGGGACATCTACACTTGGATAACCCATATGGTCTGTCGCACCATCATAAGCACCAGTAAAATAATCATATGTTCTTGCTTGTCCTGTTGTGTTCGCTCCTCCTGAGTTGGTAAGAGTAATAGGGTTCATAGGAGCACCATTAGCGATAGCATTTAAACTACCATTCCTCCCACAGACATTTTCAGGGACAACTGCTCCTGCTTCGGCATAACATAAACTATCATTATACCGTCCGTCACCTGCTTTACCAGTAGCAAATTGTAAAACTTTATTAACATCATTCTCTAACAATATTCTAATCTCTAATCCTCCTAAGGCTACATTTGGTAGAGAGCGATTATACGCTTCTGGTGATAACAACCCTGATAATTTAAGTGGTAAGCATATCTCTACTTCTTTATAATCTCCAATTTTATAACTATCTCCGTCCTCTTCTACTGAATAAAAAGGATTACGGATTTTTTCTTTATTACTTACTGCTCCCTCTGTTAAGGCTTTAATATTTTTATCATTTTCACTATCGCCGTAATATGCTTGTAAATAAGCGAGTAACGCATAATTATCAATCTGTTCTAAAAGTGTATTATCTTTCATGGCGTAAATACTTAATGTACGGATTAATCCAGCACCGCCTACAAGAGAGTTTAACATCATAGGCATTTTTGCGTCTGCTCCTGCTCCGTCATGACTTAATAAAACTCTAAATCTTAAATATGTATCTCTCGCACTAATCACAGGGCAAGATGTCGCTGGGATTTTAATTCTAATTTCCTGACCTTTTGTGTAACTACTTCTTTTCTCATCAAATACTATAACTGATTTTGCTACAAACTGACCGCTCATTTCTATATATATAATAAAGATAATATTTTAATTTAAATATTATATTAATTTTAATTTTAAATTAATCTAAAAAGGGGCTGGGGCATCGTTTTCGTTAATCTCTATATAAAAAATACTAAATCCACGCATCGCCCCCTTTTATCTAAGGCTTTGTAAATTACTATGATTAGATGTGGGGATAATAAAATTACCTGCTACACTCATACCCTTAGTTTCTGCGTTATGTACTTCGTCCTGAGCGTGATTTAATCCTGATGTTAATTCGTGATAAAATCCAACACCACCAGTAACAAGACCACCAACTAAACCAACAGCCCCTATAATATTAGTCGCTACTCCTAATGGTGCTAATATACCAGTTGCGTCCTCTAATGTTCCTAATGCTTCTAATCCTCCTCCAATACTGTCTAACGCCCCAGTAGTAGCACTCTCCCCAGTCCCTTCTCCTAAAATACCTTCTATTCCACCTGCTCCTGCTTCATCTGGTAGTGTTCCTAATTTTCCAGTTGCTTTTAAGTCTGCTGTTATTCCTTCGTTTGTAATTCTCGCACTTGTCGCTCGTGCTTTTGCTATTGTTCTTTCTATATCACCACCCACCCTACTTACCATTTCATTTGATTTATTAGCACTAACTACTTGTCTTAGTCCTCCTCGTAATGCGTCTAATGCTGTATTTTCGGTCATAAGTGGTGGTGGGGTAAAGTCGCTACTTCCTGTTATTCCTCCCTTAGCCAAACTCTCTAAAAACTCCGTATCAGTCATATCACTCTCAGCAATATCACCAGCATCAGCAACACTCTCCTTAGACGCTATTGCTCCCCCATCTCCTACATCTCCTAATGCTTGTGTAAATGCTGTTGGGACTGCTCCTGCTAATTCACTCGCATCAATACCAGCACTCTCACCAGCACCCTCCGCAACACTTTCCACAGCATCTTCCCCAGCATCTTCACCAGCACCTAATAATCTACTTGTAAGTTCTCTAATTCCTCTCGCACCTGTGCTTGTGTTAGGATTTAACCTCATTATATCTGTTAAACCTGCTTCTGCGTCTTGTTCTGCTTCTGGTAAAACCGCAACCCTACTTAAACCACCCTGAATACTTGACCCTACACCATCTCCCAACATACTAACACCTCGTCTTGCTAATCCTGTTACTTGACTACCTGCTCCTCTCGCTAATGCTGTTAAAGGGTTTAATATTGAGGTGGTATCAACTGCGGACGCTCCTTCATCAACATCTATACCTAAATCACTTAATACTTGCTCTGGGTTGCCTCCTTCCTCAGCAAAATTATCTAATTCACTTCTACTGGCTTCTGTTAAATGGGAGCGTTCTGGTCTTGCTAAATCTCGTAATCCACTTCTCGCATCTCTCGCAACTCCTTTACCTGCTCTTAATCCCCTATTTATTTGCCTCCCTAAACCTGCTATCTTCTTTATTCCAGTACCAATTTTTTTAGTAGTTTCACCAAATCGTCTAAGTCCTTCTCCAACTCCTAAGCCTCCTAATGCTCCTTCGGTTAATTGTCGTCCTAAATTGGTCGTGTCTTTTGCTTCTTCCTCCCTCTGTTGTGCCTCTGTTGCTTTTTCTTCTGCTCGTTGGATTTCTCCACCTCTTTTTGCTGATGATGCTTGTGATAAAGACATTTTATATATATTATATATATTTATAAAATATTTTCTATTATTATTTTTTAATTATTTTCTCCAAATCGCCCATTAGGATATAATTGTTCGGTAAAATTACTATACGCCTCTGGTTGTTGCTTATCTAAATTAATGTATAAAAATCCATAAGGCTTACTCGTTGCGTATTTTAACATTTCATAAAACTTATCTTCATCTCCAAAATTATGACCGTAATGTTCGTAGGTTGTTATTAATTCTTTTTTATTGGTGGTTTTACCTAAAACTATTGCCGTTGCCTGTGTTCTAATTACTGGGTTAATTGTATTTAATGACTGACTACTCACAATTAAACCACCGCCCCCTAAATAATGTCTGCTTCTTGTAGCCAGATAATTAACCATAGCACTATTTTTTTTAAAACCAGCATTAGCACAGTCATCTAAAACTACTAAACTTCTCGGTCTATCTGGGTCATCTTGGGCGTAAGATTTATGATATTCTATAATATTATTTATATGTCCGTCGCTGTAATTTTCGTAACATGTACCTCCATATTTTTCTTTAATTGGTATATATGAATTATCCTGATTTAATGTATTAGATATTAAAAAAACATTATCAAAAACATCTTTATAAAAAGCAGGATTTAAAATAAAATTAACAATTTTAGTTGTTTTGCCTTGTTTAATTTTCTGGACTAATAGTAGCACAAATCCGCTTTTAGGGTCTGGTAATACAGGATTAACTGGGCGTGGTAGTGGTTTTCGTTTAATAAATGTATCTTTAATTGGTAATATTTCTAAACTATTATCAGTATTCATTATATAATATAGAGAGATAATAATATTACTCAAATGTTACTATTAATGGTTCTCCTTCTGTAATTTTTGTATATGTATATTTAGGCGTAGGCTGTTTCCCTCTAACTCTAAGATTTTTTATTGCTATTTTATCAGGTGTGTCAGGTTTTAATACTTTATAATAATCAAAAACATCACTATTATTACTTAAAATTGTATCTTTATACATAAAATCTTTATTATAAAAATATTTACTGGTTGCTCTAATTTTTGCCTCAGTCTTAATACTTTTTCCTAAATCATTATTATATTTATAATAATATAAGGTGGTTTTCTTTTTTTTATCTTTTCTTTTAGGTTCTCTCTTATGTAATGATAGTGGTATTAAAATTAACTCCTCTTTATATCCGTCCATTATAATATATGATAAGATTATAATTTAAAAAAAGTCATCATATCCATGTAATTCTATTTTTGGTTTAGGGATATTTATGGGGGCTGATTGTTGTATAGGTTGTATATTTGTGTTTGGTTGGTTTCTTATTGCTTGTCTATATCCACCATTAGTATTATTATTAATTGTCGTTAATCTTTCTACTAAACCTATAACTCTCTCCATATTTTTAAATAAAAAATCATCGTCGTAGTTATCTGCTTTTTTATGTGATACTTTTTTAATAGGTTTTTCTATTTTGTGAGTGTTTATTGGGGTTTGCGTTTTTCCTTCTACCTTCTCCTTAAATTGTTTCTTTTGTTCCTCCTTTTTCTTCCTCGCTTTTTCTAATTTTTTCTTCCTCATATTTTCTAAATGTTTTTTTTGCTTCTCGCTTAATTGTCTTTTCTTTTTTTTCGGTTTTTCCTTCTTCTCAAAAATAGTATTATCTTTCTCTTCTTCTAATGCTTGTTCTATTTCTTTGTCTAAATCGTCGTTCATTTTTTCCTCTATATCTATATTGTTTTGCTCTGGCTGATTAACAACCTCCTCAACTGGTTTTATTTCCAATAATAAATTATCCGTATTTGGTGTTATCTCACTCATACTGTTTTATACTATAATAATAGAAAAAAATAATAACTATCTTTTTCTATAATTTCTATAATACTCTATAAAATAGAGGCTATGGGTTACTATTTACTATATCTATTTTCTCTCCATCGGTTATATTATTCTCAATCGCAAGTTGATTTTTACTACCTAATATATTTACTAAATCTCTAATTGCGTCCATAGGGTCATCATGTTTGTAAAAACTTAACTGAATACTTACTATGTTATCATTAGAAAAACTGTCTAAGATTTGTAAATGTAATGCTTCGCCCTTATGTCCGTAAAACTGAAACTTTAATTCACTTACTATAAGTTGTTTATTATTGTTTAAACTAAAATGTCCTGTCTTATCGTTAGTTGCCTCTATCAATACGCTATCCTGATTATCACTCATATAAATAATCCCTGCGTGGTTCATGTTGGCTATATTACTACCTTGTGTTGCTGATGGTGGTGCTAATAATCTCATACCACAAAAAGCACCTCCCAAACCCTCAACTCCTAAAAATCTAACCTCTTCACCCTCGGTTTGTGCTGGTACAATATCATCATAAAGATTAATCCATTCTGCTCTAATTTTATCAACACTCATATAAGTATGAGGAGGTAATACTAATGGAGGACTTAATACTATACTAAAATGTAAAGGGTCTTCTGGTGCGTTCGCATCTCCGCCTGATTGTGCTATTAATTTGCTTATAATCTTCATTCTGTTTATAAAATATAATTAGAAAATAATTATATTCTTTATATTATATAATAAAATGTATAAAAATAAAGTGAAATCGTGTTTAAATGATATGTGTGAAAATGTTAAGCCAAAAACCAAGAAAAATAAATATCCTCCTGAAAAAGTATTTGTGGGGTATAAAAAGAAAGGTAAAGGTAAGGTAAAAAAAGGTAAAAAAACTAAAAAAAGACCTAAAAAGGGTGGTTGCGGTTGCGGTCATTAATCTGTTATAGTCTATACCACGAAAAAAAGGGGGCGAGGCACGACTTTCGCAAATACGCTATAAGATACTACTAAATCCACGCATCACCCCCTTTTAATCTGTTATATATATATATTATTTTTTAATATATAAATATAAGTTACTGTTTTACTGGTTAAGATGTTTAGATTTTAATAATAAATAAGTTTTTCTATCCTCTCCATCTTCTCTATCTCTAAACTTTTTAATCTCTACAACTTTCTTTTTAATCTCTACAACTTCGTCCTCATCATCACTTAAAAACTCTAAAAACTCTCTGTTAATCCCTGTTGATGTTTTACAAAATATATGATTTCTCCTGCCGTAATTATTAAATATATCAACAATCCTCTTTAAGCCTAATGTTCCAAAATCATTACCATTCTTCGTGCCTTTTAATAATAATAATTTTAAATCTCTTGTTTCCTCAGTAATGAGAGTATCATTTTTAATGGCTTTCTTTTTTTCTTTATTAGTCATACATGATTTAATACCATAACTCTCAACAATCTTACTTTGTAATTTATCATTATTGTACCTGTTTTTAAATCGTTTATCTAATTGTATATGGTCTAATACATATTGTTTATTATCCTTATCCCATTTTTTAGACTTAGTTAGGCTAATATTATATTTCCTATAAATATTACCTTCTTCTTTATCTGGGTGTTCTTCTTTATTTTTACTGAATACTAAACCTAATAATTGTTTATCTGTATTAAACCATCTATTAAGCATTCTAAATTGCTTAAATTGTTTTGTATAAATCTCTTTACCAATAGCATCGTAATCATCACCGCACATCTCTTTACTTAAAAACCTCATAACCTCATACTTTTCTATTTGTATTTTTTCCTCAAATGTAGCAGTTTGGTTATCTCTTTTAGTTTTATATTTCTTAATATTTATTTTATGTGTTTCACTATCTTCATAAAATATATTATCCCAATCCCATAAATCTTGTATTTCATTAATATCTTTAATTTCATTCCATCTATCATCATCTAATTTTTCATTATTAATATATGTTTTTTCATATCCAGTAAGTTTCATAAATCTACGCATACTTTCATTACCTTTTGATAAATATTCTAATTTCATATTATCCATAAGGTTATTAAGTGTTTTATCTTCACTCATAATATTAAGACTTTTTAAGCCTTCTTTTTTATAATTTACATCTCCCAGTATTTCTCCTAATGCTCTTAATTCACAGTATCCTATTTCATTATCATTAGTGTTGCGTATTCTAAATGAGGATTGTATTATATCTCTTGGATATAAAAACCCTGCGTAAGTTAAGTATATTTTATCAAAAACTACATCTGGATTATCATAAGATACTCCTACTGATATTGTAGAGTTAGTTATAATTAATTGTTGGTTACTCCATAATTCATTAACTTCGCCTAATTTCTTTTTTTTATCATCATTAATATCTCCATGATATACTAAATAATTTAAATCTTTTACTTCTTTGGCTATCATATTCCCAAGGTCTTCTATACTAATTTTAAATAAACTACCTTTACCAGTCTTGTACGGATAAAATAAATATATTTTTTTACCTTCTTTTAATTCAGTAATTACATTATTAATCATATTTTTAAAGTCTTTATATTGTCTGTAAGTTTTATCTAAACTCCTCTTATTATGTATAATAATACTTGTTTCGTCTTTATCATTATCTTTAATAAATTGAGTTGTTCTGGTTGATAAGTATGCGTCCATTAAAAAGACCTTATCTGCTTGTATCATTACCTTTTTAAATGAGTTCCAATTATCCTTGTATGATGCTCCGTGTGTATCATCTGTCGCAAATGGTAAAAATAAACTCTCTATCTCATCAGCAACTACAAGGTCGTAACTCTCAGCAAGTTTTACATGCTTCATACTTTCTACCTCAATAATCAATCTATCTATATCTGCTAAACTTTCTCCTTTGTGTTCGTCGTTCATTTCTTTATATTCCTCGTCTAATTCTCCTCTAATGTCTTTATAAAACTTAAATGGCTTTCCATCTACCATTTTATTTATCTTACCATAAATACTGCGTCCTAATGTAATTCTATTAGTAATCCATAATATTCTTTTAGGTTGCTCCTTATTAATATAATCCATAGTAGCATAAGTTTTACCTCCTCCCATAGATATATTAAATAATGTGTATTTACATTTATCACTAACTTCTTTTAATTCGTTGTATGTTAAAAATCCTTTCTCGTGTTTATCACCTACTTTAACATCACCAGTTTTTATTAATGTATTAAAAAAATCATCTACACATTTACTTTTAATTTCTGTATTATAAATCTTTTCTATTATTGCCTTAATGAAACCTCCTCTTTTAATATAACAAGTTTTAGATTTCTTTGCCTCTATCGCATATTCCAGCCATTCTTTTCTAAATACTTCTTCTCCTTCGTCCCATTCATTTACAGATTTTTTGCCCCACATACCTCCTTGCTTATTCCACTCCCACCAAGTTTTAAAACTACCTCTCTCACCTTTAATGTACCAAGTTAATATATTTCGCATAATTCTTTTACCATAAGATTGGGGGGGTATGGTAAATAAAATATCATTTGCGGTATTATATATGAGGTCAAAGTTAGGATTTAATTTATATTGTGGTTTATGTAGGCTACTAATTTTATCTTTACTTTTTAATCTTTTTTTTACTTCTTTTACACTAATATTACTGAAATCTTTTTTCCATTTTTTAAATAAGTCTAAGTTAATAGGTGTTTCGTTACCTATAAAATGTGTTGCTGTATGTTCTCTAATATCAGTAACTTCGCCAATAGGTAATTGTTGAGGTGCTTTTGGTTTAGATTGATATGGATATTTTAACCATCTGTAATTAGTGTAAATATTATCTATCCCATAATCGCTCATGTATTCTGTAATCCATTCTTTAAATCCGCAGTCTTGTAATTCTTTTAAATTATTAAAATATTTGTCTTTTACAATTACATGATAAGATAACTTCCATGAGGAGTTATTTTTGCGTCTTGGTTCTGTTCTATCTATGGCTAAATTATCAGTTTCTAAACATTCTATAATTTTTGTTTTTACAATATTAAATAATTTATCTTCTTGTTCTCTTGTGGGTTTATCTTCTTGATTAACTGGTAAATCAAAGTCAAAATATATTTTAAACTTTCTATCAGGTACTATATGCTCGTAAATATTAATATTATTTTTTGTATTTAATAACTCTAATACTTTTTCTTTCTTAATAAATGTATATAAGCGTCCGTATTTTTTTGTATTAGCGTGTAATATTTGGTAATCAGGTTTTTCCTGTAATGATGGTCTAAGTTCTGTTTCGTATCTAATCCAATACATTTTTTTGTATCCTACTATATCTAATTTTCTGTTTGAGGGGCATACAGAAATAATGTCTTTCATTATATTAGTATTGAGATAATTTTTCTTAGTCATTTTTGAGATTGAGTGAGATGGCTGGTAGGCGGTCATTTGTGTTATATATATAACAGAGATAATTTATCTTTAAATATAAACGCATCAATTAATTAATTAAACAAAAAGGGTTTTTTCTATACTTTTTAATTTTATTTTTCATAAGTTTTAAAAAATCTTGTTAAAAAGATTTTTTAAAAATCGCAACAAACCGCCTACCAAAACTGAGAGTTTTTAATTTTTAAGGTGTTATTTAATGGGATACAGACATACTCTATATATTCTATATATTTCTGTGTTCTCCAATATATTACAATATATTAATTTCTATACTTTTACTATATTTCTGGGATTATCATTCCAATATCTATACCTTTTTAAATATCCCCATTCTCTATCCTCTTTGTAGCATTTATAATGACTATTCCTCGTCTTCCAGTCTTTCCATTTCTTATATTTCCTAACTGATTTATTACAAAATACACATTTAATCTTATCCGTCATTTTCTATATATATATAACAGATTTTATAATTCCTAAGAAAATCCGCATCAATTTTTTTCTGTTTTTTTTATGGCTAAATATTGTTTAAACATTTCTTTATTTTTTTCTAAGTCTTCTGCTTTTCTTTGCTTCTTTTCTGCTTGTATTCTTTTATAATATTTTTGACTTGCTTTACGATGGGCTACTTTACCTTTATCGGTTTTTAAATATTTTCTAAAATATTCACCCTGCCTAACCTTCTCCTTTTTATTTTTAATACATATATTTTCTACTATAAGTTTCTCCTCTGGCGTATATTCATGGGGGGATTTATTATTAATTGCTTGTAATAATATTAATTCTTCACTTGTAAAAACCATTTTATCTATATCATTATATAACATAATTATTTTATATATTAAACTTAAATAATTTAAATATGTAAAAGGGGGCAGAGGCACACATTTCGCAATTTTATATACCTTTTTTACTAAACTTCTACCTCGCCCCCTTTTTCTTTTTTTACTGCGTCTGCGTAGGACTTCTTCTGTGCTTTTTGTTTTTGTGATAAAGGTTTAAGCAACTTTACTGTTTGTGTTTCTTTTTCTTTTTTCTCAAAATGTTCTAATGCTTTTTCTAATTGATATTGTCCTACAATCGCTTTTTGGTACTTAACATCTTTATCCGTATATCCCAATAATTTCCAAAACCAAAACATTCTATATTTATACCATAGATAATAATGCTAAGTCGTTATAATATAAAATCCATTCTAAATCTTTTTTTATAAAACGATTAAATCTTTTTAATTCTTCCATGTATGGATATGTAGGTAATGTGGGTCTTATGTATGAATGTATAGAATTAAACAAATCCTTACAAAGTTTATTATTTACAAGTTGATATAATGGTGCTGTTTCGTCTGTGTATAAATTAATTTTAGGCATACTATAATTAATATATATATATATTTTTATTCACTATCTACTTCGTCCTCACTTAATAAATCACTATCACTATCTCTATGACAAGCAAAAAACTCTAAAACTCTAAAAGGATTTCTTAAAAGCCAACACCACAAATCATTTACCGACATACACATATATTATTACTATCTATTTTTTTACATAACTTCTTTTTTGTTCTCCTACTGAGTGTCCCATCTTCTCTGCCGTGTCTTCTATAAGTTGATGGGCTTTACCTGTAATCTCTGTGCTAAATATTTTTCTAATCATACTACTACTAATCTTCTTACCTTCTAATTTAAATACTTTATTTAGATACTTTGTTAATCCATTCTCGGTCATTCTATTACCTTGTTTATTCATTAATAAATACTCTCCATCATTAAACTTTAACCATAATTTTAATACTTTCTTTAATTCTTTCGTAGCATCTATTTTTTGCTCGTCAAAGTTTTTAGACTTCTGCTTACCAAAATGAAAATATATTTTTGTTTTAGATTTATTATAAACTAAATAATTTTGTTTTCTATCATCTCCTCGCAACTTTTTATAATCCTTTTCTTTTATTAATTTAACAGAAGCATATATATTACGGCGTGGGGGTAGTAAAGTGTATAATGATGCTACTACATATTGTTGTAAATAATCCATATTCTTGCTGTTTAGTCCATTCTTTAAAGGTATGTTATTATCTACTACTCTCTTATGTAATTTATTTCTTATTTCATGTAACTGTTCTAATGTAGTCCAGTTCTTATCTTCTCTCTCGCTTTTCTGTCTGGTGCTTTTATCCTTATGGTATTCTTTATTTAAGTCCAGTAAAAATATTCTATACTTATTAATTATCTCTTCATTCTTTTCGTTCTCTTCTGCTCTAAGATAAACCAGTATAGATGCCGTTAATGCTTTTCGTACAGACAACTTTTTAGTATTAAGAAAAGTCTTAACTTTATTAAAACTCTTTAATACTTTAATATCTTCTGTATCTAAACCTTTTAAAATAGTAGTTAAATATCTGGTGTAGTTTCTTAAAGTTATCGGTCTAATATTCGGTCTGTCTTTTTCTATAAGTTTAGTTATTTTCTCCATTATATAATAACCACAGATAATAATTTTAGTTATAGAAAATAATATATCTATATAATATAAATGAGTTTTCTATCAGCAAGAGATACATGTAAAGATTGTGCTAAGGAGTATAACTATGCCCCTGAATATAAACATAGTATATTTAAAAGTAAGTATGTAAAGACATTAGGTTATTGTGGTATGGATTGTTTTATGAAACAGGATAAAAAAGATAGAGAGATAAGCCAGATACATAACTTAGTATCTCATCATTTAGATTTAATTACCAAAGATAAAGATGAAATGAAAAATAAAACATCTAATAAAGAATATCTATAAGTATATTATATAATGAGTAAGACACAAGCAGTATTATTTAAAGTTGATAAAGGTTGGACTTCATCAAAAGCAAGAGCGTGGCTAAAAGAAAATAAGTTTAAACCTATGAAGAGAGTTCATAAGTCAGGTAATCTATTAAGGTATAGAATATTAGAGCCAACATTTAAATCTTATATTACAAAATCTCAAAAAAATGGAATTAATTTCGTAATTGGTATTAATAAGAAAGTAAAGAAACCAAAACAAACACCCAGACAGATAAATAAACAAAAAAAGACAGATAACAAGAGAAAAAAGAGCATAAAACCAATCCCAGCAGGTATCAAGGTCAGTTTAAGCACTTAACTAACCCATTTAAGCATAAAACCAGCACCAAATAAGCATATTATAATTATAATATGCTGTTATGTAGGTGGTTATGTGCCTGTGGGGGGCATATAACCTCCTAAAAGTAGCATATAACCAATAAATAGCCTTTATTCTACTGATTTTAGGTAATTTTGGTAATAATCTATAAATAATTCGTCAGTATCAAATATTTTAATAATCTGTTCTCGTTTGTATCCTAATTTATTTAACCATGAAATCATTTCGTCTAAATAATCGGTATCATAATTAGTCGCATACCATTCTATCAGTTCATCATTTTCTATATACTCCATAAAAGACATTATAATATATACACAGATAATTATTTTAACAAATCAGCGATTAATGTGTCACGGTCTTTCTTTTTTTTTGCCTCCGCTACTGTATTTAATTGTCCTTTAAACTTCATCATCTCCTTTATATTATGTATGAAGTACGAAACATATAAAGTATTTGTTAAGGCTTGTCCTACTGGGTCGCTTTTTCGTTTTTGTAGCGTCCCTTGTTTCATCATCTTCATTAAATTACTCATCATATAAGCATTCCCCTTAGTTTTATTACCTTTATCCATTCCTAATTTTTTTTTTATCTTCTCTATCATATCCGTCGGCATATATTCAGGAAAAACAAAATCAACGCCATCTTTAAATATATCTTTCGCACTATCTTGTATATATTTTGTATATCCTCTAATCCACTTTCTAACCTCTGGGGTTTTTTCACTTCTCGGTTTTTTCCAAGCCCCTAAAAGTTGCTGTGCTTTTTTTCTAATATCAGCCATCTTCTCATTAGGGTATTGTAATGATAAATCCATTATAAATAAACTCCATATACAGCAGAAACCGTTTGGGTCGCCTGTCTTTTTTACTCCTTGACTACTACCACTAAAACTTTGTAATCCTCTAAACTCTTTACCAAGAAACTTCCCACTAACAGCAGGGCAACTATCCTCCGCTCCCAATACCTCAAACTTTTTACCTTTATATTTATAATTTTTAAACAGGTTCTTAATCATTTTATCTATTCTACTACTACTAATTTTAAATCTACTTTCCCCTCCATGTGGCTCAAATCTCGCAATCTCCATAGTATTTTTATTAACTGTTATAGCGTTCTGGTGTCCCCTTAAACCTAATGGTATAACCACACTTTTATTATTATCTAAGCAATTTGTTAATGATGTAAAAAACTCAGTCTTATCCATTCCAATAGGATACTCTAATTTTCTTCCATAACTTATATTAAACATCTCAAATGCGTCCCTTGCCCCATATGGTTTTCCCTTTATTTTTACCTTACTACCATCAATCTCAATATCAGGACTAAAAATAACGCAATCATTTTTATTTTTTTTTAATATATATAACAATAAATACAAAAAGTTAAATCCATAACAACTAAAATATATACTCACATCATTATTTACTTCTAATCCAATTAATTGGTTTATAGTAGTTTTATTATCAATAATCCCATCTTCTATTAATATTTTTTTTAGTGCTGTTCCTTCTGTTATTAATGCTTTCGGCATCTTTATATCTAATTTTTGTGTAGTATCTATCTTCGGTTGTATAGTAATAATGGGTTTTATATCTGGTTTTTTGTTACCCCCTTGTAATAATCTTTTTTGTCTTTCTAAGGCTGTTAATTTTTTATTTACAACTTTAATTTTATTTTTATCTTTTGTTTTTGCTTTAATCTTTCTAAGTACTGATAATGCCTTTAAAACTTTTATGCGTTCATCTTGTTTTACTTTCGCTACCTTTTTTGCTTCTTTCTCTTCTCGTTTCTTTTTATTTTCCAGCGTCTTTTTGCGTCTTGCTTCTCTTACCCTTATATCTTCTGTATCCTCCTCTTTTCTTTTGGTAGTTCCTTTTAAATTAAGCGTATAAGTAGGTATTGATTTTTTCTTTTTATGAATAAATAAAATAGTCTTTTTATCTGGACTAATATTATGTTTAAACTCTTTCATGACTTTCTCCATTAATACAGTCTTACTACCAGACATTTTAATGATATTTTCTTTAATGCTCTTATTATAATGCTTTAATACTTTTTTTAAATCCTCTTTTTTTAAATCCTTAATAGACATATATATTAATATGATATAATTATATTAAAATATATAATAATAAAAAAGGGGCTGAGGCGGTTAATTCGCTTTTTCTATATAATAATTTACGAAATCCACGCATCGCCCCCTTTTATTCCCTCGGTCGTTCTTCCCCTGTATCTCGTCCTGATTGCTCCTTAACTACTGGTAATGTTTGTTGTTGCCCTATTTGCTGACTTGTTGCTCTTACTGATGCTGGTTGTGCTGGGGTTGCTCCTGTTGGAGTTGATGTATAACCAAATCTATCCCTCGTTTCTCGCTGTTCCCTCTCAGTATTACTTTCTATATTTTGTCCTCTCGCCATTCTTCGGTCTTGCCTATCTCTCATTCTTAAAGCGTCGTCCCTTCTCCTATCAAAGTCCTGAGTTGCTCCTGACCTATTACCAAACTCTATAATACTTCTGGTATCAAATAATAATCTGGCTTGTGCTTCCTGTGATTGGTCTTCATCAAAAGTTTGCGGAGTTTGTCCCTGTAAGTTCCTAATTCTCGCATCTATAAATTGTATCATTTGTGCTTGTGTCCCATCTGTTTCTTTTTCTGCTTGTGCTATTAAAAGTCTAATAGGTTTAGGTATTGCTCCTCGTCTTGTTCCTCTTAAAGGATTTCTTGTAGTTCGTCTTGGTGAGTTTAATGGTGCTTGTATTCCTCTTACTTGGACTTGTAAATTACTATTATCTACTAATCCTGTTAAGGCTTGTTCTAAATCTCCTTGACTTGTCCCTAATCTTAATTGATTAATAATAAATCCTAATCCTTCTTGTGATATTCTTGCGTCTAATTGTTCTCCTTCTGCTGGGGTTCTTGCTCCTAACGGCACACTTAAAAAGTTTTGTCCGTCCGCATTCACCTCTACACCTCCTACAACATCTCTTAATTCACCAGATAATCTCCTTAATTCATTAGCCTTATCGCTTGGATTTCTCCATTTTCTTCGTCTTCTAACTCTTTCCATGCTTTCAGTTAGTTGATTAAATCTGGTTAAAAATCTGGGGTATAAATCGGTAGTTGCCTTGCTTACTCTACTAATATATTGTCTAAAATCAAAGCGTCCATTTCTATCCATTAAAGTTCCTGTTGGTATTCTATCTAAAACATTATTGACTAATGATGCTGTTAATATATCCCTTAATCTATCGTAATCACCTGAGGCTACTAATGACCTTGCTGTTTCTTGTGTTGGTAATTGTGATTGTTGCTGGGGTATAGGTGCTTGTTCTCGTGCTTCTGGTTCGTTTAAACTTCTACCAGTTCCTATAAAACTGCTACTTGATGGTAATTCTATATCATCTCCTATAATTGGCTGTACTTTTTGTAACATTCTATCCTTATTTCTGGTAGTATCTGTATCACTACTCCTAAATCCACCTCCACCGCCTTGACCTACACTACCTCTACTACCTGATAATATCATATTATTTAAGTCGGTTGTCTGGTTTAATTCTTTTAATTCGCTTATAACTTCCTCTAAATCAGTTTCTTCACTTGATTTAGTTTTAGATGGTGGTTCTAATATTGTTATTGGTTTTGTAATTTTATAAACTATTACGCATCTATCTCCCACATTAGCCAGTAATCCATCACTATTTCTAATGGAGGTTGTAATATTTGTAAGCACATAGTCCCTATCTGCGATTAATTGATATGATGGAGAGTAAGAATAAAAGAAATCGCTACTATTATAGGACTTTAAAGCAAGACCAATAACATTTAAATTACCACCAGCACCATCTAAATAAGTTGGGTGACAAAAATCGGTATATATTCTATAAAATCCAGTTTCACTTTTTTTAATCTCACCACTAAAAAACATTACCGCACTTCCTATCTCACCCAGAGTTACAGGAGAGTTACTATTATAACCTAATTGATAATTTGTAATCCCTTGGTAAGTATCTGCTTCTCCCATACCTCCTACATTACAACTTGGAGCAACACTACAATCTATATTACTATTAGTGGTTAAAATACCACATGATTTAATACGCCCCTGATTTCTCCAAAAAGAGTTATTAAATCTTAAATGTTGTGTTAAATTAGTAAATTGAGAATAAAAATCAATATATTCTGCTCCCATCTTCCATAATAAACTCCCATACCAATTCTCTTTTGTGGCTTTAACCGCTATACTATTTAATAATCTCTCGCCTCCGTATGCTAAAAAATTAGCATTAGTATATTGTTGTGGGTTAAAATTAGGTCGTCCAAAATAAATATTTTTAATCCATATACCAGCAATAGCATCACTTATTCCACTATTCATATCCCTTAAACTTCCTCCGTCGCCAAGACCATCATAAGGAAAATTATTATGAATATCGGCGGTAGCATTATATAAATTAAGTCTTAATGTACTTCGTCCATTTCTGGCTTGTATATTACCATCTTTACCAATATCTTCATTAAGTTTTACTATCTTATTACCTACATTAACCCAAGGAGGTGTCCCTGACGCTTCACCAGTATCGTCTTTCCAGCCCCATCGTCTTTCAGTATGTAAATAAGAAAATCCAAAAGAATTAGTAGCACTTGTATATGTTATGCTGGGGTCTGTTGCTCCTATATTAACATATGGATTTGAGTTTAAATTAGTAATGGTGCTTGATATATCATCATTAATTAGCCATACTGCTTTATTATCGTAAAAACTTGGACTAAATCCTAAATAATTACCAGATGTAAAAGTTTGAGGTGTTGTAGCACTCGCATATTGACTGGTTAAAAAGAATAAGCATATACTCTCGCTACCTGCTTCATCAATATATTTATATGTATATGCTCCTATATTATTATCTCTCGCATAATCAAAAACCGCCTGTTCTTGTGTTATTGTTGCTAAATCTAATACTATATGTGCTGGGTCTAATGTAAAAGTTGCTGTATCTCCTGCTACTGTTTGGTCTATTAGACTAAAATTACCTTGTAAGTCCGTAAAAAATGGTTGTAAAGACATACCACCACCACCATCTATATCATCAGTTAAAGGATTTATAAACTCATTCGTAGATTTACCGCTTGATGTAGGGCATATAAAATCACCAGTTAAATGGAATGTTGCTCTTGTGTCGGTTGTTTCTCCTATTGCTTCGCCTATATCTACTCCATCATCATCACTCCTCCCTATATCCCATAGACTATCCCAACTTAATTTATCGTTTATTAGTGCGTCTTCTTCGTCTAATTTATCTCCCCAATATTGTTTTGTCGCATCAAAATATCTTTTTATTTTATCTAAATTATCAGTAGTAGCAAGAATATTGGTAAATATAGGCATATTTGCTCCAATTGTTATATTGGTTGTAGGTACTAAATGTGAGCCATTATGGGGAAATCGTGTAGTTTGTGTAGCATCAGCAAGGTATCTACATAATATTCTTGGATATACTTGGGCTACTGCTACTGCTGGGTTATAATCTGTTTCTCCTATTAAATCATAAGTACTACAACTATTTAAATAAGTCCCACCTACCCATTTATCAGGAAATAATACCGCCATTTGACTATAAATTGTTGCTGTTGTTTGTGTTACTACGCCACCTTCATCTACGCTTACATTAACTCCATTACAAGGTCTTGATATATATGTAGAACCATTAAAGGTGTATAGTCCCTGTGCTGTTAATGAAGTCCCAGCACCATCATATAAAGTATAACCAGCAGGTTTAATATCTCCTACCTGAGGATTATTAACATTAGGTAAATCCACTCCATTTAATCTTACTCCATTTGTATTAGTTTCGTGGAACTTAATAGTCATTTCATTAGCAAGATTATCAGGAGTAATAAAGGTCTTGTCTGTTTGATATTGTATATATCTTCTATCAGTATAATTAAAAGTTTCTAACCATAAATCACTTTGTTTATTAGGCATAAAATACCAGTTAAGTAGGGTATATTTTTTACTATCTGTTAATAATAATCTATTTTTACATCTTGCTGAGGTAATAATACCCTCAGCATTCACACCATTTATACCTGCTGGAAATACACCATTACCTAACTCAGTTTGATTGCTGGTGTTTATGGTAATT